CGGAAGTGGAGTGTATCGTGGTCGATATTGACAAGACCAAGGAAAAGGCACTCAATGTTGCCCTTAATAAAATTACGGGCGAATGGAACAAGGAACTCCTGGCTGACCTTATCAAAGACCTTGAGGATTCGGATTTCGACGTCGGCATTACGGGTTTTGAACCGCCGGAGATCGAACAGCTTTTTAATTCCGTGCATGATAAGAAGATCACGGAGGATGATTTTGATGTGGAAGCGGAGCTTGCAAAACCGACCGTGGCAAAGACAGGAGATGTATGGCTGCTTGGGAAGCACCGTGTCATCTGCGGTGATTCCATTCTGCCGGAGACTTACGATAAGCTGATGGATGGACAGAAGGCAAATCTTGTCCTGACGGATCCGCCATACAATGTAAATGTTGAGGAGACGGCCGGTAAGATCAAAAACGACAACATGCCGGATGAGGATTTCTATAAGTTCCTGTTTGCTGCATTTGTAAATATGGAGCAGTCAATGGAACAGGATGCTTCCATTTATGTATTCCATGCGGATACAGAGGGGCTGAATTTCAGAAAGGCATTCAAGGATGCCGGATTTTACCTTTCCGGGTGCTGCATCTGGAAGAAGAACGCACTGGTTCTTGGAAGAAGCCCGTACCAGTGGCAGCACGAGCCGTGTCTGTTCGGATGGAAGAAAGGCGGGAAGCACCAGTGGTATTCCGACAGGAAGCAGACCACCATCTGGGAATATGACCGTCCGAAGGCAAGCAAGGACCATCCGACCATGAAGCCTGTGGCGCTTATGGCATATCCAATCCAGAACTCCTGCATGAGCAACTGCATCGTGCTTGATCCGTTCCTTGGTTCCGGCTCTACGCTGATCGCCTGTGAGCAGACACACCGTATCTGCTACGGCATCGAACTGGATGAGAAGTTTGTGGATGTGATCGTAAACCGCTACATTGAACAGTGCGGTTCGGATGCGGATGTATTTGTCATCCGTGACGATATGAAAATTTCATATCAGCAATTATGCAGGGGAGGGCAGTATAATGAAACAGATGACCTTCCTTGATCTATGTTCCGGCATCGGCGGCTTCAGGCTCGGTCTTGAAACTGCCGGTCATAAATGCATCGGGTACTGTGAATATGATAAATTTGCAAGAGCCTCATATGAGGCAATGTATGATACGGAAGGAGAGTGGAAAGCTCATGATGTCACAAAACTCAAACCCGAAGATGTCCCTTATGCAGACATCTGGTGCTTCGGATTCCCATGCCAGGACATCTCCGTTGCCGGAAAACAGCGGGGACTGGTCGGAAAAAGAAGTGGAATATATTACAACATTATTGACCTCCTCAAAGGCAAAGAGGAAAGTGCTAAACCCTCATACCTACTTGTTGAGAACGTTAAGAACCTGTTATCGATCAATGCAGGATTCGATTTTGCCTCAGTTCTGTCTGAAATGGACGAAGCAGGGTATGACTGTCGGTGGCAGGTGCTTAACTCCAAAAACTTCGGAGTCCCGCAGAACCGTGAGCGTGTGTTCATTATCGCAAATCTTAGAAGCAGAGGTAGACGAGAAATATTACCTCTCACCGGAGAAAACGCAGCAGCTCTTAACCAGCTTATAGGAGGTATGCAGGGCTACCGTGTTTATGGGACGGACGGCATTTCCGCAACCCTTGTGGGGAATGCGGGCGGTGTCGGGGCCAAGACGGGTCTTTACTTCATCGACCAGAGCAACCATGATCCGAAGATCACGGATACGGCAAGATGCCTGACAGCGAGGTACACAGCCGGGATGACCAACCATACCGCCATGAACTCAGCCGTGTTGGAAGTCCACCCGGTGCTTACACCGGAGCGGATGGAGAAACGGCAGAACGGAAGAAGGATGAAAGAGGACGGAGAGCCGATGTTCACCCTGACCTCTCAGGACAGGCACGGTGTGTATGTCTGTGAAAAGGTGGATTCCGTCAAAGTAAAAAATGCTACAAAGGCAGGATATGAAGTGGCACGGGAAGGGGACGGTATCAACCTTGCCTACCCGGACAGTGAGACAAGAAGGGGAAGGGTCGGAAAAGGATGCTCCCAGACATTGGACTGTTCCGGGCAGATGGGAACGCTCATGAGGGGCGGCCGCATCAGACGGCTGACTCCGAGGGAGTGCTTCCGTTTACAGGGATTTTCTGATGAGCTTTTTGACCGTGCCTCTGCCGTCAACTCCGATGCACAGCTTTATAAACAGGCCGGAAATGCAGTCACCGCAACGGTCGCTTATGCGGTTGCAATGTCGCTTCCAGAGTCCAGGAGCTGACATTACATTTTCTTTTGGAAAGTACCATTATCTGCTTGACTATACGGGCATTCAGAGTGATATATGGTACTACCAAAAGGAAAGGAGATCAATAGAATGGAAATTATTACAAACGCTGAGAACAGGAAAGAATTAGTAAAAGCCTTATCCGGACATTTCGGACAGAGGTCAGAATACCTTGGACCGCCATCCTTTGCATACCGCATCGGAAGCATCACGGTGGACAGGGATGCAAAGGTCATACTTGAAGATGACAGCATGGAAGACGAGGTGAGAAGAGTGCTTTTCCAGAATGATGTGGCAGAAGAGACACAGGAAACACAGACGGAAGAACCAGAAGCGGAGATCAAAATACCAATCGGCAGCATGACACCACAGAGCATCATCAACCTGATAAATATGATGCATTCCAAACAGTACCTTATCAACAGGGCAGTCGGCAGGGAGTGCATTTCCATAGCAGACAGCCTTATAAATGCCCTGGCCGAAAGAACTTTCGAAGATACGGAGACGGCAGCAGGGTTCATTACGGAACAGGGTGGATGCAGCGGTGTCACCTTTGCAGACGGGATCATTGAGTTCACGGGATTTCCGCATACCGATAACATGATGGAATACTGCAGACTTGCATCGGCAATTGTAAAGAAAGCATCGGAACAGAAACGTGTGAATCCGAAACAGACCATTGAAGAGAATGAAAAATATTACATGAGGGCATGGCTGGTATCCATCGGATTTGGCGGGAGCGAAGGAAAGGAAACAAGATCCTTCTTCCTTAAGGGGCTGAAAGGCCATACGGCATTCCGGACTCCGGAAGATGCGGAAAAGTGGAAAGCCAACCGCAAGGCAGAAAGGGGGGCAACGGTATGTTCGGAGTAAGCAGACAGACACTTGAGAGACTGAGAAAGGAATATCCTTCGGGAACCAGGGTGGAGCTTATCCGCCTTGATGATCCCTACCGAAAGATCCCGTCAGGGACCATCGGAACGGTGGAGTTTGTGGATGATGCAGGACAGCTCCACACGGTATGGGACGGACACGGCTCTCTTGCGATGATCTACGGAGTAGATGAATGGCGTAAAATACAGTCATAATATACACAGTTTTCCCTTGAAATCTTTGTGTAGTTTATGGCTCACATATAACTGGATATATGTGTGTTTTAGAGCGAATATGTACCTACCGAAAGGGAAGAAAACAAACGGAGGTACAAGCCATGAACGAAAGGATTACAAAGCAGATCGAGAAAATGAAGAAACAGACCATCGGGGTCGAGGTTGAGATGAATAACATCCGAAGGGATAAGGCTGCAGAACTTGCAGCGGCATTCTTCGGAACAGGAAGATTTGAAAACACGGCTTCCAGAAACGGATATTATACATGGTCCGCATGGGATGCAAGCGGAAGGGAATGGAAATTCCAGAAGGACGTCAGCATTGCGGGACCGGATGATAAAAAATGTGAGCTGGTCACACCGATTCTTCACTACGAAGACATCGAACTTCTACAGGAACTGATAAGAAAGCTCAGACATGCGGGAGCCAAGAGTGATGCAACAAGGGGATGCGGAGTCCACATCCACATCGGAGCAAAGGGACACACACCGCAGACTTTACGAAACCTTGCAAACATCATGGCGGGACACGAGAATCTTTTAGCGGATGCCTTAAACCTCGACAGCTGGCGGATGAACCGCTACTGCAAAACGGTAGACCCAAGATTCCTTAAGGAACTCAATAAAAAGAAACCGAAAACGATGGCAGCCCTTGCAGACATCTGGTACACGGCAAACGGGGCAAGCTACGGAAGAGACCATCATTACAATGACAGCCGATACCATATGTTAAACTACCATGCAACATTCACAAAGGGAACGGTCGAGTTCAGGCTTTTCCAATTTGATGCCCCGGCTGACGGAAAGCTGAACGGACTGCATGCGGGACAGCTGAAGAGTTACATCCAGCTCTGCCTTGCCTTAAGCCAGATGGCAAAGGAAGTAAGGACGGCAAGCCCGAAACCGCAGCAGACGGAAAATCCGAAATACGCAATGAGGACATGGCTTTTGAGGCTCGGATTCATCGGGGATGAATTCAAGACCGCAAGGGACATACTTACAAAGAGACTTGCAGGAGACACTGCTTTCAGAAGCGGAAGGGCTGCTTGAAGAGAACAGCCTCTTGCCACCTTGGAACACTGACCGCCATGAGCGGTCTTAAGGTGGTAGAAGGGTGTTCCCTTCAGAAAGGATGGAAACAATATGAAAAGATATTACATTGCTTATGGCAGCAACCTGAACATCAGACAGATGCGGATACGATGCCCTCACGCAAGGGTGATCGGTACTGCAGTTATAAACGATTATGAGCTTCTATTTAAAGGAAGCCGTACGGGAGCCTATCTTACCATTGAACCAAAGGAAGGCGGTGAGGTTCCTGTGGCGGTATGGGAAGTCACGGAGTCGGATGAGACGGCACTTGACCGCTACGAAGGATATCCGGTGTTTTATTACAAAAAAGAAATGGAACTTGATATCAGGGGCATCCGCACGGGGAAGATACGCAGAAGGAAGTGCTTTGTGTACATCATGCATGAAGAACGGAAGATAGGAGTACCTTCCCTTTCGTATGTCAGCACATGCCTTCAGGGGTACATCAGCTTTGGCTTTGACGAGCATTACCTTTCCGAGGCACAGATAAAAGCAGTGGAGGTAGCAGGACATGAAGAGTGAAACACTGCACATACGGATATGCCCCCGCTGCGGGGCTTCCTACGGAAGGACACCCGCTCTTTCAAGGGCAGACGGCAGAACGCTTATCTGCCCAGACTGTGGGACACGTGAGGCGCTTGAGAGTATTGGTGTTGGGGCAGAGGAACAGGAACAGATCCTTGAAGCCATCCACAGGTCGCAGCGGTAAAATCCACAATTTCTTCCACAGATCTTTGTGTACATTATAATGCTTAAATGACTGGATATATGTACGGTTCAGAGCGAATATGTACCTACCGAAAGGGAAAACAGAGAAAACGGAGGAAGATACGATGGAAACAAAGATCACAACAGCAGAAAAATTAGGAATGGAGCTTTACGGATGCATGAATTCAGCAGTCCTTGACTACGGTGACTATACGGTTGCAGTCTGGGAACACTGCTTTAAGGGTAGCATTGCAGAAGTTTATGAACTGGTTGAAACACCGGAAGAGACAGGTCTTGGAAGATGCGAATGCAGGATTTCAAGGATCGGAAGAAAAGAAGGGTTTGAGGATGCAGGACATGCAATGGCATGGGCACTTACAAAAGTAAAATAACAGAAAGGGCAGGGAATCCGTTCCCTGCCTGTGTACATTTACACAGTGTAGTGCCGTTATCTTTGTGTACATTATGGCACTGAAATGACTGGATATAATCAGCGTTTAGAGCGAATATGTACCTACCGAAAGGGAAAACAAAGAAAAAAGCGGAGGTACAAGACCATGAAGAAGATTGAGATTTTTGAAAAAGCCATGAACAAGGGAGGAAGCCTTAAGGATTACGGAATCAACAGCACATTGTTTGCAGCATACAGAGACTGCCAGGAAACAGGAAACGATAACATTGATTTCAACGGAGTCATCTGGGATTACGACATTCCGGAAATTGTAAAGGCTTTAAAGGAAAACGGCATCTGCAAATTTACGATAAGCAGTACATTTTCAAGCCTGATCGAAACCCTCGCAGCATTTGAAAAGGAAGGCATCAGGATGGCAGGGCTTACCGAGGTGAATGCAACATACTCGGATTGGAAAACAGGAAAGAAAGCAAGAATTCCGGCAATAAGAATGACACTTTAAGAATAAACACACAAATCGGAAGGCCTCTTCGGAGGTCTTTTTATTATGCCATTTAAGGGGAGGTGAGGACAGTGGCACAGAGAGGAAGAAAACCAAAGCCTACGGCAGTAAAGGTGCTGGAGGGCAATCCGGGCAAGAGAAGTCTAAACACTGGCGAACCAAAGCCTGATAAAAAGGCCCCGCGCTGTCCGGCATGGCTTGAGGATGAGGCAAAGAAGGAATGGAAGCGGATGGCAAAACAGCTGGAGCACCTAGGAATCCTTACGGAGATCGATATGGCAGCATTCGCAGGATACTGCCAGGCATATGCGAGATGGAAAGAGGCAGAGGAGTTCATTACACAGCACGGGACCATCGTAAAGACCCCGAGCGGATACTGGCAGCAGGTACCGCAGGTGTCCATTGCCCAGACCTATCTGAAGATCATGAATAAGTTCTGTGAGCAGTTCGGACTGACACCGTCCGCAAGAAGCCGTATCTCCACGGACAGCGGTGAGGATAAGCAGAACGATGAAATGGAGCTTCTGCTTGTGAAAGGCGGTGCAGGATAATGTTCGACAAGGCAAAAGCAGACCATGCGGTCAATTTTATAAACTGTCTGAAACACACCAAAGGAAGGTGGCGGGGAGTTCCGTTTGAACTTCTCCCGTGGCAGGACGAGATCATCCGTACCCTTTATGGGACGGTAAAGGAAAACGGATACAGGCAGTACAATACCTGTTACTGTGAGATACCAAAGAAAAACGGAAAATCGGAGCTGGCGGCTGCAATTGCACTGTATATGACATGCGGTGACGGTGAATGGGGAGCAGAGGTTTACGGCTGTGCTTCCGACAGGCAGCAGGCTTCCATCGTATTTGATGTTGCGGTGGATATGGTGGATCAGTGTCCGGCACTGAAGAAAAGGATCAAGCCCGTCATGTCCGTAAAAAGGCTTGTATATAAACCAACCAACAGTTTCTACCAGGTGCTGTCGGCAGAGGCATACACAAAGCATGGACTGAACGTCCATGCGGTCATCTTTGATGAGCTGCACGCACAGCCGAACAGGGAACTGTTCGATGTCATGACCAAGGGTTCTGGTGATGCCAGGACACAGCCGTTGTTCTTCCTGATCACGACAGCCGGGACAGACCGGAATTCTGTGTGTTTTGAACAGCACCAGAAGGCTCTGGATATCATAGAGGGAAGAAAGATAGATCCGACATTTTATCCTGTGATCTACGGAGCATCCGATGAGGATGACTGGTCGAGTGAGGATGTGTGGTATAAGGCAAATCCGTCACTCGGATACACGATAGACATTGAGAAAGTGCAGAATGCATATATCAGTGCAAAAGAGAATGCAGCAGAGGAGAACGTATTCCGGCAGCTCCGTCTGAACCAGTGGGTGAAACAGAGCACCAGGTGGATGCAGATGGATAAGTGGGATGCCTGTTCCTTTGCCGTGAATGAGGAGGAGCTTCTCGGAAGGGAATGCTATGGCGGACTCGACCTTTCAAGTTCCACGGATATCACGGCATTCGTGCTTGTGTTCCCGCCAAGGAATGATACGGAGAAATATGTGATCCTTCCGTACTTTTGGATACCGGAGGATAACATGAGACTACGTGTCCGAAGGGATCATGTTCCTTATGATGTCTGGGCAGCCGAAGGGTGCTTAAAGACCACGGAAGGAAATGTCATCCATTATGGATTTATCGAGCAGTTCATTGATGAACTTGGCACGAAGTTTCATATCAAGGAGATTGCATTTGACCGATGGGGAGCTGTGCAGATGGTGCAGAATCTTGAGGGCATGGGATTTACCGTTGTCCCGTTCGGACAGGGTTATAAAGATATGAGTCCACCGACAAAAGAACTGATGAAACTGACATTGGAGGAGCGAATCGCACATGGCGGACATAAGGTGCTGCGTTGGATGATGGATAATGTGTTTGTCCGTCAGGACCCGGCGGGAAACATAAAAATGGATAAGGAAAAATCCACAGAGAAGATTGACGGGGCCGTTGCAACCGTTATGGCACTTGACCGTGCAATCAGAAATGAAGGCAGTGACGGAAGCGTGTATGATGACAGGGGTATTCTTGTATTCTGATGCAGCCGTGTATGATTCTGTAAAATCATAATCCGGCTGCATGTTTCTATGTTAAGATATAGGAAAAGCACAGGGAGGCATTTCGTATGCAGGAAGAATTTTTTATGAACAGTATGGAAAAAGACCCCAAACTTAGCGGTGAGCATGGGGCGCAGACAAGGAAGTCCCTTGCACTGAAAGCAGAGGAAATCCTCGGACTGGATCTGGAAACAGTGGTAGCGGATGATGACCTTATGTATGATTCGCTGATGAAACTGAAACCGCTTGAGAACCCAAAGAAAAATCCAATGCAGAATGCACTGAGAAAATATTATTACTACAGGAATGGGAAAGAATTCCCACGACTAAACAATTATCAGAGATGACCAGAAACAGCACTTCTTCGGAGGTGCTTTTTTTGTACCCATTTTTTAGGAGGTGTCACATGGGAATTAAGAGTTTATTCGGATTCGGACAGGCAAGGGATAAGCCTGTGGATAAGGCAGCAGATGCAGGATATTCGTTTTTGTTTGGAAGGACAACGAGCGGAAAGCCTGTCAATGAAAGAACTGCAATGCAGACCACGGCAGTATATGCCTGTGTCAGAATCCTTGCGGAGGCAGTCGCATCCTTACCTCTTCATGTATATGAATATCAGGATGACGGAGGCAAGAAGCTGGTGCATGACCATCCGCTATATTATCTGCTCCATGATGAGCCGAACCCGGAGATGACTTCATTTGTGTTTAGGGAAACACTGATGAGTCATCTTTTAATATGGGGAAATGCTTATGCCCAGATCATAAGGGACGGGGCGGGAAGGGTGCTTGGATTGTATCCGCTCCTTCCGGACAAGATGGAGGTGCAGAGGGATGACAAAGGAAACATCTATTATGTGTATTCCAGAAACAGTGATGAGAACCCTACGTTCAAGGAATATGGAAATATCAAACTGAAAGCCGAGGATGTGCTCCATATCCCAGGACTTGGGTTTGACGGACTGATCGGATATTCCCCGATTGCGATGGCAAAGAACGCTGTCGGCATGACGCTTGCCTGTGAGGAATACGGGGCGAGTTTCTTTGCAAACGGGGCAAATCCGGGCGGAGTCTTGGAACATCCTGGAGTCCTGAAAGATCCGTCAAAGGTGAGGGAGTCCTGGAACTCCGTGTATCGTGGCGTGAGTAACGCACACAAGATAGCAGTGCTTGAGGAAGGCATGAAGTATCAGCAGATTGGGATACCACCGGAAGAGGCACAGTTCCTTGAAACAAGGAAATTCCAGATCAATGAGATCGCAAGGCTATACAGGATACCGCCCCACATGGTCGGTGACCTTGATAAGTCGAGCTTTTCCAATATCGAGCAGCAGTCCTTGGAGTTCGTAAAATACACACTGGACCCTTGGGTGATCCGGTGGGAGCAGTCACTCCAGAGATCGCTCCTTCTGCCGGGAGAAAAAGGGAAGTATTTCATTAAGCTGAATGTGGACGGACTTCTACGTGGGGATTACCAGTCGAGGATGAACGGCTATGCAGTCGGAAGACAGAACGGCTGGTTTTCTGCCAATGACATCCGTGAAATGGAGAATATGAACCCTATCCCTGATGAGGAAGGCGGCAACCTGTACCTTGTGAACGGTGCAATGACAAAACTTGCGGATGCAGGGGCATTTGCGGGAGCGGACAACGGAGGGCAGAAGGAAGAAGAAAAACTCCCGGCACAGGAAAACAGCAGAAAGAGAGGTAAACGATGAAGCGGAAGTTTTGGAACTGGATAAAGAATGAAGATGAGAGCGTGCCGGATATGGAAAGGACGCTCTTTTTAAATGGCATGATTTCGGATGAAACATGGTACGGGGATGAAGTGACGCCACAGTTGTTTAAGGATGAGCTGAATGCCGGAAACGGAAATATCACGGTGTGGATCAATTCACCGGGCGGTGATGTGTTTGCAGCAGCCCAGATCTACAACATGCTCCGTGATTATAAAGGAAGCGTGACGGTCAAGATTGACGGCATTGCAGCCTCAGCGGCATCCGTGATCGCTATGGCAGGAGATACGGTCTGTGTATCCCCGGTGGCAATGATGATGATCCATAATCCCGCAACGATGGCAATGGGTGAGGCGAAGGACATGCAGAAGGCAATCGCCATGCTGAATGAGGTCAAGGAGTCCATCCTGAATGCCTATGAATTTAAGACGGGGCTTACCCGTGCAAGGCTCTCACACATGATGGATGACGAGACTTGGTTCAATGCCAAGAAGGCAGTGGAGCTTGGATTTGCGGATAAGATCCTTTTCGATTCCGATGAGGATGAGAAAAAGAAAAAGCCGGATGAGCCGGAAGAAAAGCCGGAGGAAGGCAGCAATGGAGAGGAAGGGGAAAAAGAGGATGACAAGGACAAGAATGGGAAAAAGAAGCTCCCGTTCCAGCAAGATTCCATGATGTTTTCCACCAAGGCGATGAATGAATCGTTCCTTTCCAAGGTGTCAGACAGGGATGCCATGATACCAGTCAACCAGTTGGAGAAGAGACTGAGTCTCTTAGCACATTAAGGAGGATATGAACTATGAGTAAGATTTTGGAATTAAGAGAAAAGAGAGCGAAGGCATGGGAAGCAGCAAAAGCATTCCTTGATGCCAAGAGAACACAGGAAGGTTTTGTATCCGCAGAGGATGCAGCCACCTATGACAAGATGGAAAACGATGTCGTAAATCTCGGAAAGGAGATCGAGAGACTGGAAAGACAGGCTGCCATCGATGCAGAACTTTCCAAGGCAACAAGCACACCGATCACCAACAAGCCGGATGCAAAGACTGGCGGTGACACAAAGACAGGAAGGGCAACCGATGAGTACAGAAAAGCATTCTGGAACGGCATGAGAAACAAGGTGCTGTCTTATGAAGTACAGAATGCCCTTACCATCGGCACGGATTCCGAGGGCGGTTATCTTGTACCGGATGAGTACGAGAAGAAACTGGTGGAAGCATTGGAAGAGGAGGTGTTCTTCCGTAACCTTGCAACCGTCATCAAGACATCGAGCGGTGACCGTAAGATTCCAATCGTTACATCCAAGGGTGAGGCGGCATGGATCGATGAGGGCGGTCAGTTCCCGGAATCTGATGACAGCTTCGGACAGACAACCATCAGTGCCTTTAAGCTGGCAACCATGATCAAGGTGTCCGATGAACTCTTAAATGACAGTGTGTTCAATATCGAGCAGTATATCTCAAGGGAGTTCGGAAGAAGAATCGGTACAAAGGAAGAAGAGGCATTCTTTATCGGTGACGGTAAGGGCAAGCCTACCGGAATCTTCAATGCCACAGGCGGTGCTGAGACAGGCGTGACATCCACCGGAGTATCTATTACGTTTGATGATGTCATGGATCTTTACTATTCCCTCCGTGCCCCTTACCGTAACAAGGCAGTATGGCTTTTGAATGATTCGACCGTAAAGGCAATCAGAAAGCTGAAGGACGGAAACGGAAATTATATCTGGCAGCCGTCCGTAAGGGAAGGAGAGCCTGATAAGATCTTAAACCGTCCTTACCGCACATCCATCTATGTGCCGGAGCTTGCAGCCGGAAACCGTGTCATGGCATTCGGTGATTACAGTTACTACTGGATCGCAGACCGCCAGGGCAGAAGTTTCAAGAGACTGAATGAGCTTTATGCTACAACCGGACAGGTCGGATTCCTTGCTTCCGAGCGTGTGGACGGCAAGCTGATCCTTTCCGAGGCAGTCAAGACGCTTGATATCAAGGCTGCCGGAAAGTAGGGTGGCAGGATGTTCGTAACGCTTGAGGAAGCCAAAGGGTATCTCAGGGTCGATTCGTCAGACGAGGATGAACTCATCCTCCGTCTGATGGAAACATCCGACCGCCTGATCTTAGATGTGACAAGACAACCCCCGGAAGAACTCAAAGAGTATGAATCAGTTGTCCGTACTGCAGAAATGTATGTTATTGCCTACCTGTATGAGCATCGGGAAGAAGCAGATCATAAGACAATGACGGAAACACTGAAGTATCTGTTTTTTGGAATCAGGAGGGAGATATTCTGATGATAGAACTCATGCGTGAACGGATCATGATACAGAAAAGCAGCACGAATACGGATAAAACAGGAAACCATACCCTTGTATGGAGTGACCATTATAAATGTTATTCCTATGTGAATAATCTTTCCGGTAAGGAGTACTGGGAAGCAAAACAGGTCAATGCGGAAACGGAACTTGATTTTGTCATCCGTTACTGCAGTGAGGTGTCCGCTCTTGACACGGAGCATTTCCGTATCCTGTTCCGTGGGAATATTTATAATATTACGTTTGTTGACAACGTGCAGTATAAAAATAAGACAGTGAAGATCAGGGCTGCCCTGGCAAAGAGGTGAGGAGATGGCAGAGAGAAGAACGAACGTTGACGGTCTGGCGGATGCGATCATGGATGGCCTGAAGGAATATGCAGACCTTGCCACGGATACCGTCAAGGATGCGGTAAAGGATGTATCCAAGACCGTGAAAAAGGATATACAGGCAAATGCCCCAAAACGGACGGGAAGGTATAAGAAGAGCTGGGTGGTCAAAAAGACAGCGGAGAGCAGCAACTCCCTTACCATGACGGTCCATTCCAAGGACAGATACCAGATCGCCCATCTCCTGGAACACGGTCATGCAAAACGCGGCGGGGGCAGGGTAGCCGGAAGGGAGCATATTGCCCCGGCTGAAGAAAAGGGAAACAGGGAACTGGTGCAGAAGATAGAGAGGGGGTTGCGTTCGTGACGCATGAAGAAGTCATGGCAGTGATGGAAGAAATCGGACTCCCATATGCCTATCATCATTTTGCGGAAGGGGAATCCCCTGATCCGCCCTTTGCAGTATTCCTGTATCCGGGAAGCAACAATTTCTCTGCAGACGGGAAAGTCTATTTTAAGGCAGACCGTCTGAACATAGAGATCTACACGGATATAAAAAATATAGAACTGGAACAGCAGACAGAAGCCGTGCTTGACGGGCATGGTATTTTTTATGAAAAAAGCGAAGTATGGATTGAATCTGAAAATCTGTATGAGGTGCTTTATCAGATGGAGGTATAGAAGATGGCGAATAAAAAGAATAAAGTCAAATTTAATATCTGCAACGTGCATTACGCACCGATTACGGTTGCAGAGGAAGGTACGGTCAGCTTCGGGACACCCGTGCCGATGCCCGGTGCGGTATCCATCAGCATGGATCCGACCGGAGAGCCGGAGTCATTTTATGCGGACGGTATTGAATATTACGTGATCAATAACAATCAGGGATACGATGGTGACCTTGAACTTGCAATGATCCCTGAATCTTTCCGCACGGATATCTTAAAAGAGGAGCAGGATGCCAATAAGGTGCTTGTGGAGAATGCAAATTCCGAAACAGGCAGCTTTGCACTCCTGTTTGAATTTGACGGTGATATCCGTAAGATCCGCCATGTGCTTTATAACTGTTCCGCATCCCGTCCGACCATTGAGTCCAAGACGAATGAGGAAGATAAGGAAGTGCAGACGGAAACACTGACCATTAAGGCAAGACCTATGGCAGACGGATATGTCAAGGCAAAAACGGGAGATTCCACAACTGAGACTGTTTACAATAACTGGTACAAGAGCGTGTATCTTCCGGCAGCTTCCACAGCGGAGCAGCAGTCAGCAAAATCAACCAAGAGTGTATCATAAGGAGGAATAAGACATGGGTATCAGAAAGGATATAGAAATTGATGGACAGATGGTTGCATTCAAGGCGAGTGCAGCCATCCCAAGAATCTACAGATTAAAATTTCAGAGAGATATTTATAAAGACCTGGCATTACTTGAAAAGAGCATCGGTGACGGAAAAGAAGAATCATCAAACCTTGATATGTTTTCCCTTGAGATGTTTGAGAATATTGCTTTTATCATGGCGAAACATGCTGATCCGACTATTCCTGATACGCCAGAGGAGTGGCTTGATAATTTCAATACATTTTCAATTTATCAGGTTCTGCCACAACTGATCGAACTGTGGGGACTGAATGTAAAAACAGATGTGGAAGCTAAAAAAAACTTCGTCCAACAGAGCGTGAAATGACAACCCCGCTGTTTCTGCTCAGATGTGTACAGTTAGGTTTGTCAATGGCAGACCTCGAAATGCTGTCAATAGGACTCATCAATGATATGTACAGTGAGAGCCGGAACGATGACTATAAGTATGCCGAGCTTGCAACACAGGAGGACTTCGACCGTTTTTGATTGAGAATACAGTCGTTTTCTGTTATACTTATCAGCAGAAAACGACTGGGGCATTCTCAGTTATAAATCGGAAGTTGGAGGATACACGCATGAAAATTGTAATCATTAATGGAAGTGCCAGAAAAGGAAACACGCTGACAGCAATCAATGCATTTATAAAAGGAGCATCAGAAAAGAATGAAATTGAAATCATTGAACCTGACAAACTCAACATTGCACCATGCAAGGGATGTGGTGTCTGTCAATGCTCTAAGGGATGCGTCGATAAGGATGATACAAATCCTACAATTGATAAAATTGCTGCCGCAGATATGATTCTTTTTGCTACACCAGTTTATTGGTGGGGAATGTCAGCACAATTGAAACTTATCATTGATAAGTGCTACTGCCGTGGATTGCAGTTA